AGAAGTAACAATCATGTCAGCAGACCAAGATTTTCTTCAATTAGTAAATGAACGCATTACAGTATGGAGTCCAATTAAGAAAAAATTCTACACACCCGATTTAGTGTTAAAGGATTATGGTGTACCGGCTCACAATTTCTTAATGTATAAAGTTCTTATGGGGGATAAGTCGGATAATATTTTGGGAATTAAAGGATTAGGTCCTAAAAAATTACCTAAAATAGTTCCTGACATAGTAACTCAAAGGGTCTTGGATTTAGATTCCATCGTTCAAGAAGCCTTAGAAGGGGAAGAACCTATGCATAATAGAATTGTGGAGTCGGAGCATCAATTAGAAATCAACGAAAAGTTAATGGATTTAAAAAATCCACCCATTTCAGGAGAATTAAAAAGACAAATTCGTCATCTAATAGAACAGCCGATAAATTTGCTCTCCCGAAATGATTTTACTACAATGTACCATGATGATTGTATGGGAAATGCTTTGCAAATCCCGGACGCATGGTTAACACAACATTTTGTAAAATTAAACAGTTACGCTGAATCAACACATGAATAAACTTACACAATATGGACATCCGTTTCAAACTAAAGCTTTAGCAGCATTAGTAACAGACAGAGATTTCCTTCAACAGTCAGCAGACATTGTGTCTCCTGAATATTTTGATTCTGACGCAAGCAAGTGGATTGTCCGTAAAACACTAACTTACTTTAGTGAATACAGAACAACACCCACAATGGAGGTTTTTAAAGTTGAAACAGAAAAAATCGAAAATGAGGTTCAAGCAGTTGCTGTAAAAGAACAATTAAAAGAAACATACAAGTCATCACAAGTAAAAGATCTTGCATACATTAAAGACACTTTTCTTGACTTTTGTAAAAACCAAACACTCAAGAACGCACTAATTAGATCCGTAGATCTGTTAGAATTAGGTGATTATGATGACATTCGAAATTTAATTGACAAAGCACTCAAAGCAGGTGTTGAACGTGATTTAGGACACGAATACATTGCTGAAGTAGAAGACAGATACAAAGAAGAAAGTCGCTATACAATTGAAACACCTTGGCCTGTAATTAACCAACTATTATTAGGTGGTTTAGGAAGAGGCGATTTAGGAATGATCGCAGGTGGTCCAGGTGGTGGTAAATCATGGGCTTTAGTTGCTTTAGGAGCACAAGCAGTCAAATTAGGCTACACAGTAATCCATTACACACTAGAATTAAGTGAAAAGTACGTTGGTAGAAGATACGATGCTAATTTTACAGAAATACCTGTAGGTGACTTACCTGACAATAAAGACATAGTAGAAGAAAGATTATTAGGTTTAAGAGGAGGTCTTTACATTAGAGAATATCCAGCAGGACAAGCAACCGTAAATACAATTCACGCACACTTAGAAAATTGTATTCAACAAGGCATTAATCCTGACTTAGTAATTGTAGATTACGCTGACCTTCTTACATCCAAATCAAGTAAAGAAAAAAGAGACAAACTCGATGACATTTACACAGGATTAAGAGGTTTAGCAACCCAAATGAAATTACCAATTTGGACAGCGTCCCAGGTTAATAGATCGGGTGCGAGAGAAGACATTATCCAAGGTGACAGAATGGCTGAAAGTTATACTAAAATGATGATTACAGACTTTGCAATGTCTTTGTCAAGAAACCATGAAGACAAAGAAAATGGAACAGGCCGCTGGCATATAATGAAAAATAGATATGGCGCTGATGGTATGACTTTCAATTCTACAATGAATGCTGCGATTGGTAAAATAGAAGTTACAAATCGAAGACAAGGAAATTCTGAACAAGATAATTCTCCCTCTACACCCGGAGGTTTTTCACAAAGAGACAGAAGAAATTTGCAAAGTGCTAACAATGCTTTTCAATTTTAATTTGTTTTTTGGTATGTATATTCACAACAAAACCAGTAAAAAGAAGGCTCAAAAGGCCTTCATTTTTATTTGGTAGACAAATTTAGGTTTCTTAGAAATTAACATATTTATTAAATTTTAAAAAAAATATAATGGCAAAGAAAGATCTGCTTACCGAGCGTATCGTTTACAAACCCTTTGAATATCCAGAGGCTTATGATTATTGGTTAAAACAACAACAAGCACACTGGATTCACACAGAGGTGCCTATGATGTCAGACGTTAATGATTGGAAACAAAACCTAACAGAAACAGAAAAAAACATCATTGGTTCTATTTTAAAAGGTTTTGCCCAAACTGAAACAGTAGTAAATGACTATTGGACAGGATTAGTTACAAAATGGTTTCGTAAACCCGAAATTATTGCAATGGCAACTACATTTGGTGCTATGGAAACGATTCATGCTGAAGCATATTCTTTATTAAATGAAGAATTAGGTCTTGATGACTTTAGTGAATTTATGGAAGATGAAGCTACAATGGCCAAAATCGAAACACTAATGGATGTAAGAGACAGCTTTAACGGAGAAATTGATTGGCACGAGAGAGCTAAGTCGCTCGCTATATTTAGCGCATTCACCGAGGGAGTTAATTTATTCAGTTCTTTTGCCGTTTTACTGTCATTTAAAATGCGTAATAAACTAAAAGGAGTGGGACAAATTGTAGAATGGTCAATTCGAGATGAATCGATGCATTCTGACGCAGGTTGTTGGCTGTTCAGAACTCTTTTATTAGAGCATCCAGAATTAAATACTCCAGAATTAGAAGCATCAATAAATGAAGCTGCTCTTTTGTCTTTAAAATTAGAAGTTGATTTTATAGAAAAAGTTTACGAATTAGGAGACTTAGAAGGGTGTAATAAAGAGGATTTAATTCATTTTATTAAAAACAGAGTAAACACAAAATTAGGTGATTTAGGTTATACACCTATAATAGACAACGTTGATGTAGCAGCTGTGGGAAGAATGAAATGGTTTGACCATTTGTCTGCAGGTAAACAACACACAGACTTCTTTGCAAGTAGAGTAACTAACTACAGTAAAGGAACAATGGAATGGGACGCAGCATCAATATTTTAAAGAAATACAATGGATAACAACAGTTTAGTAGCAGATTACTCCCAATGGGAGAGAGGAAAAGATTTCCCAGATTTTATGGATGAAGTAGCATTGTCTACAATTTCAAAAGGTTATTTACTCCCAGGAGAAACACCGAAAAAGGCATACAAACGTGTAGCACACGCAGTTGCATCAAGATTAAATCGTCCAGATTTAGAATCTAAATTTTTCAAATACATTTGGAATGGTTGGATTGGTTTAGCTTCCCCAGTATTGTCAAATACGGGAACAGACAGAGGCCTTCCTATTTCATGTTTTGGAGTTGACACACCAGATTCAGTTAGAGGAATTGGTTTAACAAACGCTGAATTAATGAAATTAACAGCCGCAGGAGGTGGTGTTGGTGTTTCAGTTTCTAGAATTAGACCAAGAGGAGAAGAAATCACAGGAAATGGTAAAAGTGAAGGTGTAGTGCCTTGGTGTAAAATTTATGATTCTTCTATTATTGCTACTAATCAAGGTAATGTTCGCAGAGGAGCAGCTTCTGTTAACTTAAATGTTAATCATAAAGACATTCAAGAATTTCTTCAAATTCGAAGACCAAAAGGCGATCCAAACCGTCAATGTTTAAATTTACATCAATGTGTAGTTGTAGACGATGCATTTATGAGAAAATTAAATGACAGAGATCAAGACGCAATGGCAATTTGGTTAGAAATTCTAAAATCAAGAATGGAAACAGGAGAACCATACATCATGTTTGAAGACAATGTAAACAAAGACAACCCTCTTGCTTACATGATGAATAACCTCAACGTTTCAATGACCAACATTTGTACAGAAATAACATTACACACAGACGAAGAACATTCGTTTATATGTTGTTTGTCTTCATTAAATTTGGCCAAATATGACGAGTGGAAAGACACAGACGTAGTTGAAATTTCGACTTACTTTTTGGATGGTGTAATGCAAGAATTCATTGACAAAACCAACGGAAAAGAAGCAATGAGACGCACTCACAACCACGCTAAAAAAGGTCGTGCATTAGGTTTGGGTGTGATGGGATGGCACACATTCTTACAAAAGAAAAATTTACCATTCAATTCAATTGCTTCAACAGCTTGGACTCACACAATAATGTCTAAAATCAAAACAGAAGCCGAAGCAGCATCAAGAAAATTAGCTTCTGAATATGGAGAACCATCATGGTGTAAAGGAACAGGCATGAGAAACACTCACGTAATGGCAATTGCACCTACAGTTTCAAATTCTAGAATTTCAGGTTGTTCAGCAGGTATTGAACCCCAACCAGCAAATGTTTACACATTTAATGGGGCTAAAGGAACATTCATTGTCAAAAACCCAGAACTTGAAAAACTATTAGAAGAAAGAGGCCACAACACAGAAAAAGTTTGGGATCAAATTTTAGTAGATGGGGGTTCAGTTCAACAATTGTCAAATGATATTTTACCTGAAGAAGACAAGGAAGTATTTTTAACATTTGCAGAAACAAACCAACTAGCATTAGTTCAACAAGCAGCAGTTAGACAAAAATACATTGATCAAACACAATCACTCAACCTAGCATTCGCCCCAACTGACTCGCCAAAATGGATTAATCAAGTCCACTTAGAAGCATGGAAATTAGGAGTAAAAACATTATACTATCTACGAACAGACTCAGTAATTAAAGGCGATTTGGGAAGTAGAACAGTTGATTGTGTAAGTTGCGACGGATAAATGGAATATATAAATTACAGTGATAAACTTTTTGTAGTAAAAAGAAAAATCAAAGAACATCACATTAAAACTAATATAGACTTAACTCCTTTNAAGGTGTTATGGAAATGTGACACAATATTAAAGAAGAACAGTCTATATTATTTTTGTGATAGTGTAAAAGACATAAGTTATGAAGAAACCACAAATTAACCCTGAAGATTTAGAAAAAGACATGAGTAAGCTCTTTTNTTTTCTACAAAATTTAGACAATTTAGATCTTGAAGATGAAAGCCAACTTGAAAAATTACAAGAAGAAGCTGACAACTTTGAAAAATTAATCAAAACAAAATACAAAGATTATTTGGACGACCAAGAATAAGGTTGTATATTATTAAAAATAAAAGTTATGTATCAAAGCACAAAATTATTTGACGGATTTAGTTGTTGTTTTAGACAATGGAGAGCATCCACCACCCACTGTAGATTCACCCACGGATATGGAATTTCATTTAGAGTTACCTTTGAAGGTGATTTAGATTACCGTAATTGGGTTTGGGACTTTGGTGGTATGAAAAGATCTAAAACACAAATCGACGGCATGTCGCCAAAAGCATGGATGGATTACATGTTTGACCACACTGTAATGGTTGCAGAAGATGATCCAGCGCTTCCTTTATTTCAAAACTTAGACAAAGAAAAAATCATCCAACTAAGAACAGTTGAAGCAACAGGAGCAGAAAAATTCGCAGAATTTATATTTCATAAATTAAATGACTTCGTACAAGAAGAAACCAACGACCGTGTAAAAATAATTCAAGTAGAATTTATGGAACATGGTAAAAACACAGCAATTTTTAAACAATAAACTATGAGTGGATTGACTAGAAAGGGGCGCAAAGAGCTCCGTCAAAGTGAAGCCTTAGACAGGCAAAAGGTATGGGGTAATTTAAATCCCAAACAACAATTGGAAGATTTAGACAGACGTCTAGGTAAAGGTGTGGGTGCTATTAAGCAGCGTGCACGATTGCAATATGCAATTGATTACCCACAATCTAAAACCCAGAAAAAAGGTAAATCTAAAAAAACCAAAGATGCCAAAAATTCCTAAAATTTCCCACGAGCTTCCTGTAAATATGCTAATGGAAAGTTCTGCCATCAATGATTACGAATATTGTCTTCCCCATTTATTGGATCGAAATCCAATTTATGAGGAACATTTTCGTGAAGCAAAGAAAAAAGGCCGCTACATTATAATGGACAATTCGCTCCATGAATTAGGTGTAGCATACGATACAGACCGCCTAATGTACTGGATTAAAGAATTAGAACCAGACGAATTTATTGTTCCAGATGTTTGGCAAAACAAAACCCAAACTTTAGTTAACGCTAAAAAATGGAAAGACATAAAATTACCAAAAAACACAATTAAGGTAGCAGTCGTACAAGCAACCAGCTATGGTGAAGCATTTGAATGTTATCATATTCTAAAAAATAATTTAAATTACGAAAAAATAGCATTCAGTTATGGAGCCGAATGGTATGCTGAAGAATTTCCTCACCCGAATCCTTTGGTTGGTAAAATGATGGGTCGTATAATGGTCATATCAAAGATGTATAAAAGTTTACTAATAAACGCTAAAGACAGAGTACATTTACTAGGGTGTGCTTTACCTCAGGAATTTAGTTATTATCCTGATTTTCCTTTTATCGAATCTATAGACACTTCAAATCCTATAATTCATGGTTTAAGACGTAAACAATACAATTCATTTGGTTTGTTAGAAAAAGAATCAACAAAAATAGACCAAATAGGAATAGTACCATTAGATCCTGAAACCCTATATGATGTAAACTACAATGTAACCAAATTTAAAAATTTAATAGTAGACGCCTACAAAAACTAATCTTATGTTAACAACAATCTTAATTACTCTTACAATATGCGCCTTAGGTTTTACAGCTTATGTGTATAAATCACACGACAAAATAGCACAACGAAAAGCTGAATCTTACCTTGCAAAATGGAAGATAAAAGAAGAAAAAAGCATTCGCGAAGATGCGTATGCAAGGTCAAGGGCAGTAAGTTTTGGTAAAACAATCGAACATTATGTCCCATTTATGGAAGACTTTCCTGTAAAACCAAAAGACGTACAATTTTTTGGAAAACCAATCGACTATATTGCATTTTCAGACAGAGGCAGCAAGAAAAACTGTTCTGTACACTTTATTGAAGTAAAAAGTGGTAGTTCAAATTTAAACAACCACCAAAAGAACATCAAAGAAGCAATTTTACAAGGTCGTATCCACTGGCACGAATTTACAGTAGATGGTATTTGGGAACATGAAGAAAAAGACCAACATTTAAATAAAGAAGAAGAAAGCAAATAGTGGTTATTAGAGATTAATCACGTAAAACAATAATACATCTCATTTTTTAAATTAATTACAATGAATAAACAAGCAGTATTATCCCTAAGTGGGGGAATGGACAGTAGTACAGTATTACTACACTTATTAGCTAAAGGTTATGATGTAACCGCAGTTAGTTTTGATTATGGTCAAAAACACCGAGTTGAATTAGAAAGAGCTCAACAATTGGTAGATTACATCAACAGTAACAAACAAACATCTGTTAATGGTGGTAAAATGAAAGTCCATAACTTTAAAAACAAAATTAAGTATCAAGTTATTAAATTAGATGGTTTAGTAAGTTTACTTAATTCTAATTTAGTTGAAGGTGGAGATGATGTTCCTGAAGGACACTATGAAGAAGAAAACATGAAAGACACAGTTGTACCAAACCGTAACAAAATGTTTTCTTCAATTATTCAAGCAATTGCTTTATCTATTGCAAACGAAAAAAATTGTCCAGTAAAAATAGCAATGGGTATCCATGCAGGTGACCATGCAATTTATCCTGACTGCCGTCAAGAATTTAGAGATGCAGATTATGAAGCTTTCAAACAAGGTAATTGGGAAGCTGAAAAGGTAACTTACACTACACCTTACTTAAATGGTGATAAATTTGACATTTTAAAAGACGGTGAAGTATGTTGTGACAAATTAAATTTAGACTTTGATGAAGTTTACAAACGCACAAACACATCATACAAACCAACAGCTGAAGGATTATCAGATTACAAGTCAGCATCATCAGTAGAACGAATTGAAGCATTCCTTAAAGTAGGAAGAAAAGATCCAGTCGCTTATGTTGACGGATGGGAAACAGCAAAAGAACACGTAACAGCTTTACTAGCAGCACATGAATAAAAGAATCGAAGATTACGATAAAGTACTTCCAGTACTCGAATTATACCGTTGTGTACAATCAGAAGGAAGTCGCTTTGGAAGACCCACAATTGCCGTAAGAACAACGGGGTGTACCACCGTTGTTACTTCGGTGAAGGTGGTTGGTGTGATTCATGGTACACATCAATCCACCCAGAAAAAGGAACATTTACCTTTAACGACATTATTAAAATGTATGATGATAATCCTCATGTAAAAGAAATGATGTTAACAGGGGGCTCCCCAACAATGCACCCTGCATTAGTAAACGAATTAACACATTTTGCACATGAAAGAGACATTATCATCACTATCGAAACTGAAGGATCTCATTTTGTTGAAACCGATTATCCTATTGATCTCATTTCTCTTAGTCCTAAGTTTTCTAATTCCGTTCCTGTTGTCGGAGCTATTACTCCTGGTGGGAAAAGGGTTGACCAAAAATTCGTCGACATCCACAATAAAAAAAGACTAAATACAGACGCAATTAGAAAAATGATAGAATTTCATAAAGACTATCATTATAAGCCAGTTTGGGATGGTACAAGTCCAGGTTTAAAAGAAATCGAAGACTATCGAATAGAACTAGGAATCCCCAAAGATAAGACGTATATTATGCCTGGAGGTGATACAAGGGAAACATTAATTGAGATGTACCCCGTAGTATTTAACATGTGTGCTGAATATGGTTATAACATGACAGGTAGAGATCATATTATTGCNTTTGACACACAAAGAATGGTATAAGTTATTATTAAACAAAACAGAATTAAAATGAAAGACGAACCTACTTTATTAGAATTAGTTAAAACTATTAAAGCGCAGTGCGACCGGATTCTTACTGAATTAAAAAAATTATGAAAGAAGTAATTTCACAAGTAAATTTACAAACACAAATTGGCAAATTAGCTTTAGCCATTAAAAAGTACGAGGCCCGCACAGACACTCCTATAGTGTTTGTAGGTATTCTAAATGGTGCGTTTATGTTTTTTTCTGATTTAGTTAAAAAAGTAGACATTCCAATGGAAGTTGATTTTGTAAGAGTAAAATCATACGAAGGTCAAGAACGTAAAGAAATTCAATTTATTAAAGATTTAGAAGTAGACATTAAAGACAAACACGTATACCTTGTAGATGACATTATAGATTCGGGCAATACAATGAAGTATTTAATAGACATTTTTAAAGAAAGAGGCGCAACAGACGTTACACCAGTTGCGGCAGTTTACAAGGAAAATTTGGTTATTCCAGATGCCCTTTGTATATTAGAATATCCTCAAGATTCGCCATGGTTTGTAGGTTATGGTATGGATAATGAGGACGGGACATGTAGAAATTTAAAAACAATTTTTGAGTTAAATAAAGAGTAGAATGAAAGAAGACAAATTTACTAAAAAGTACGAGTGGGTAGGTGATGTAAGTTCATACAAAGAACCCCAAGACAATGAACATTCAGTAAAGTACAATGAACCTAACAGGGACTATGACACAGATTATAAGCCTACTAAAGATGACATTGAAACATTTCCTGACCTACAAAATGGACCTTCATCCCTTATTCAAGGTTCTCCTGTAGAAATCCAACAAGTAGGAATTCATAATTTTAGATTACCATTACGATATGAAAAAAGAGAAGGTGGTAACATAGAATTAGAAACTAAAGTTACAGGAACTGTGTCTCTTGAAGCACACAAGAAAGGAATTAATATGTCTCGTATTATGAGGTCATTTTACGAATTTAAAAATGATGTTTTTAGTATTGACAAGTTAGAAACAGTTCTTTCTGCATATCAAGACAAATTAAAGTCATTTGATTCTAAAATTGCACTTAAATTTTCATATCCAATTATTCAACCATCACTTCGTTCAGGTTTAGAAGGTTACCAATATTATGATGTAACTTTAGAAGGTGATTTAAATAATAAGGGTGAACTTAAAAAAATATTACATTTTGATTTTGTATATTCGTCAGCATGTCCTTGTTCATACGAATTAGCTGAATTTGCTCGAAAATACCGAAATAAAGCAACCGTATCACACTCACAAAGATC